TCGCTGTTGCTGTGCTCATGTCTCTACTCTAGGCCATCGTCGAGCGTCTGTCAACTTGCGGCACGGATCACCGCGCCGGCCAGCAGCGGGGGAACCATGTTCCCGACCTGCTCGAACTGCTTGGTCTTGGTGCCCTGGAAGACGTGCGAGGCCGGGACGGACTGGAGACGCGCGGCCTCCTCGACCGTGATCCGGACGCCGTCGTTGCGGCTCTTGGTGCTGCCGTTGAACCGGTTGGCGTTGGCACCCGGCATCGTGACCAGGCCACGACCGGCGATGACCGGCGAGGGCCGGTCCATCGGCCAGCCGAGGTCGAACTTCGTGCCCGACTGGTTGTTGAGGCGCTGCTGGCCGTCCGGCAGGACGCCGTTCTCCATCTCTTGCTCGATCTCCCAGCGGGTCCACGACCGGGCCTTCTCGGTCACGGTGAACGACGGCTGGTCAGCCGACCGGAGGTCGCGGCGGCGGTACGTCTTGCCACCGAGCTCCACCGGTCCACCCGATCCGCCGTCGTACTTGCGGGGGAAGCCGATGAGGTCGGTCCCGGTCCAGCCGAGGCCGTCGGCCATGCTGCGCCAGGGCGCCACACCGGCGTCCAGACGCTTCGGGGTGCGGACGTGGTACTGGGAGTGGGTCGGAGTCGGCAGGGACACGAGGCGGATCCTGTTGGCCACCAAGATCGCCCGCTGGCGGGTCTGGGGCACTCCGTACTGCTCGGCGTTCAGCAGGCCCACAGCGACGCTGTAGCCGTTCTCCCGGAGGACGTTGCCGATCGCCTCCCAGATGGGCAGGACGGCCGGGACCTGCTCCAGGGCGATCCACTGGTAGGCCTGGCCGAGGTCGATCGCCTGGAGCATCCACCGGAGCGGCTCGAGCACCAACTCCGTCTTCTCGTCCTCGAACAGGTGCTGGCCGCTGGCCCCGTAGCGGGCCATGGAGTAGACCGCCGCGACCAGGCCCTCGATCGAGCCGCGGCCCGACCCCTTGCCGGCCCGGGAGAACGTCTGGCAGGGCGGCGAGCCGATGAAGCCCGGCGTCCTGGGGAAGTCCTGCGGACCGTACTTGCGGACGTCGCCCTCCACCGTTGGAAGCCGCGCCATGCGCCGGGTGGCGCACGCCGAGGAGTCGACCTCCAGGCCGAGGCCGTTGAGTCCCATGGCATGACCGGCGATGTCCCAGCCGCCGGGTCCAGCGAACGTGTCTGTGTAGTCGTAGCGGGTCATGGCTGCTTCCTTCGGTGGTAGACGAGCGGGGAGGGTCTTGCCAGTAAAGCTGGGTCGGGCGGTGCTGTCAGCTTGTCGTCGAGTAGTCCCGGACGCCGCCATTGGAAAGGCAGACGCGGAAGTGCAGGTCGGTCATCCGATCGAGGCGGCTCCAGCACCAGCCGAGGCTGACGTCGTAGAGCCCGTCCTCGGTCGGCTCGATGAGATCGGCGTAGTGGGACTCGTCCTCCTCGACCACGACCAGGGTGTCGTTGTGCCACATCAGGAGCCGGGCGTCGATCCCGGGGTGTTCGCGGGCTATGCGCTGCTGGCGCTCGACGATGCGCTCGGCGACCGCCCGGGTCACCAGCGGAGTCGCCCAGCCGTTCCAAGACGGACCGAACCGGACAGCCTCGTAGGCCTCCCAGGGGCCGACCCCGTTCTCCGGCTCACACCAGTCCCCGGAGAAGTACATCGGCCTCACGTTGTTCTCGATCCACTCGTTGGCGAAGGTGCGGACGGCCGCGTCCAAGCCGTCGATCGACTCGGCTCCGACGTCTCCGGTCGTGGCGTAGGGGAACTCCTCGCACATCTGCCGACCGGCGAAGTTGGCCACGGTCTCGACAATCTTGTCGACGATCTGGTCGTGTTGCTTGGTCATGCGGACTCCTAGTCCTGAGGGCCGAAGCGCTCCTCGTCGAGGTCGAAGGCGTGCTCGTCGACCGTGGGGTGGTTCTTGCAGGGGCGGGGTTCGTAGGGGCGCCAGCCGAGGAGCGTAGAGCCCTCGTACCAGGCGGTCTCACGGTTGTAGAGAGGGGCCCAGGAGTAGTCGATCGCGTCCTGAGCGGCTCGCTTGGTGCCGTAGCTGGAGATCCGGGCGTAGGACGACACTCCGGTCGAGATGACCCAGGTCCGAGGTGCGATCTTCTCGACCGACCAGGTCTCGGGCGGATTCTCGGCGTGCCCTACGGGGCAGCAGAACAAACTCATGGTGCTCACTCTCAAGGGGAGGGGTGGCGGGGCCCGTAGGCCCCGCCAGGGGTGCTACTTGTGGAGGGGGTAGGCGTCTTTGGAGAGCCACGTCTTGTCGCCGGCGTTGCGCTGGGTACCGACGATGTCATTGTGGTTGGTGGCTTGCGCCGCCTGCTCCGCAGCCTCGACCGACCAGACGTCTTCGACGGGGACACCGATGAACATCGCGGAGCCGAACTCCCGGCTGGGTACGAGAGGCATGTCGTGCTGCCAGCCCTCGTAGGTGGACTCCTGGAGGTGACCCCAGAACCCGCCCCGCTCGTAGGTCAGGAAGCCTCCGCTGCGGCTGTGGGTCGCGGTGACCCAGACGCGGAAACTCGCTTCGACTAGACGCTGCCCGTACTCTTCGAGCCGCTCGGTGTTCTCGTTCTTCATGTCCTGCTCCGTTCGGTAGGTGATGTCTTTACTCTAGGCCATTCGAGAGCATCTGTCAAGCGGGACGCTGTGACGATTCCTTGATCGCATGAGCGACGGCCAGGGCCTTCTCGAAAAAGGCGACCAAGTCGTCGACGTCGGTGCTGTAGACGACGGCGAAGGCGTCGGCACCGATGACCACGCCGAACTCGTCGTGCTCCAGGTGGGCGTCGCCGTAGGTCTCACCCTGCTCTGCCGCCTCGACGTATGCGCCGGTGTTGCCGACGTAAAACCACTCTGCGTTCGTGCTCATAGCTCTCCTCTGGGTTGCGGCTGACGTGCCATGGCGGCGCCCGCTCCTGTCGGGCGCCACGTTAGGTGTCAGATGCGGGTCAGGCTGGCCGTGGGGACGGACTCGAAGGCAGCACCTCCACCCTTGCTGGTGGCGTTGTCCAGGACGACCCAGACCGAGCCGATGGTCGAGAGTGCCCAGACCTGACCGGTCTGGCCGAAGTAGTCGACCCCGTTGCCGTCGGGCCGATGAGCCTTGACCGAGAACGAGACGTTAGCGCCGAGCCACTCCTGCTCCTCGGGCGTCAGCTTGGTCGGGCTCTGGTTGCCGCGCTTGGCCGCCTTGGTCATGGCCGACCAGTGCTGCGGCACCGAGATCGTCTTGCTGTGGCTGATCGTGTCAGCGGTCCACACTCGACGGCCCGGGCGGGTCTCGACCTTGGAGGAGCGCCACTCGCCGGCGGCCTTGCCGAACAGGTCGGCGTCGTCGAAGGTGCGCTCGCCGATGTGACCGGCGAAGGTGCCAGCGGGGAGGAGGGTGTCGTTGCTCATGTCGTGCTCCGATCGGTAGGTGGTGAGTACTACTCTAGGCCATCACTGGAGAGGTGTCAAGTCCGACCGGCCCCGAAGGGCGCACCAGGTCGCGGCCTGCATCGTCGACGGACGGACGCCGCGCTTGGCAGCGGCGAGCCGGTAGCAGTGAGCCACGGCGTCATAGACGCCGGCCCGGCTCTCGACCTTGACGTCGTGCTCGCCGAGAGCGATGCGCCATGCCCAGACGTCGACGGTGACGGCGTCGAGATCGCCGATGAGGTTGAGGTAGAAGTTGCGGGTCTTGGGGCCACCGAAGGTGGTCAGCGGGTCGACGGCCCGGAGAGCCTGCTGGCAGGCCTCGATCCGGTCACCGAGGATCCCCGACGGACGTTGGCCGGACAGGATGACCGGAGCAGCGGCGATCGCCTTGTCCCACTGGACCCGGGGCGAGAGGTGGGACAGGACCGCCGCGGCGTGCTCCTCGGAGACGTACCAGTCCCGAGACAGCCGGATCACCAGCTGCGTATGGAGCGGGTACCACTGCGCGCCGTCTTCCCGGTTGGTGGCAGACGCGGAGTCCCAGACCTCGAGGATCCGAGCGACCGTCTTGCGGGTCGTCGTGTCGGCTCGCTTGCGGAGGATCTGGTTAGGGGAAAGGTGCTTGCTCACTTGGAGCCTTTCGCGGTGATGGTGAAGCAGACCTGCGAGTTGCAGCGCATCGGGTCGGGCTCGTCGACGATGGCGAGGCCGTAGTTGCCACCGGTCAGGGTGGCGTGCTGGATGCGGTGCTGGGCCATATAGGCCCGCATGGCTCGCTTCGCAGCGGGGTCGACAGCCTTGGAGAAGGACTGGCGAGCATCGTGAAAGACGGTCACCAGGACGACGTCGTTGTCCTGGCCGTCGGTGCCGGTCGTGACCTTGGTCTCGATCTTGCGGAACTTCATGGCGCTCACTTTCTAAGTGGGTCGGTCGGCCCGGCGGGGTGGTCACACCGGGACCGGCCGAGATCAGGGGCGGGGGTCGGAGACGTACCCGGTACCGTCACATCGATCACAGGTGCAATCGGTGTCGTCGTGCGGATGACAGTCCGGGCAGTCGAAGTTGCCGAACTCGTCCGGCTCGCCGTAGGACTCCAACTCGTAGCGCTCTGCCAACTCCAGGTAACGCTCTCGGGTGGCGAAGCCGTCGACCGACAGGTACTTGGCGGCGTTCCGGAGTTGAGCGGCGACCGCTCGGTACTCCTCCGGAGTCGCTTCGGTGATGGTGATCTGGGTGGTCGACTCGTTGTAGAAGTTCATCGAGCCGTGACCCGGGTCCTTGTCCAGGTGGACGGAGCAGGTCCGACCATAGGTCGGATCGCCAGGGAGACCGTTGAGGTGGATGGTGGCCGACTGGTGGCCGTACATGGCCTTCATGGGCGGTACAGACCGAGCGAGTAGCCGTTGATCGGCTCGGCGAAGACGGCGGTGCCGATGAACATCTCCCACATCCGCTGGGGCCACTCGTAGTCGCCCTCCCAAACAATCGCCCAGTGAGTCGTCGAGGACCAACCCTCGAAGTCCTCGCAGAGGACCGGGCCGGCCGACCAGAGGTCGGAGTCCTGACCTTGACGGACGGACCGATCGGCAGGGGTGACGCCGAGTTTCTTGCAGACCTTACGGTAGGCCGCCATGGCCTGCGCCTTAGTGATGTTGTCAGTGGTGGTAGCCATTGAGCTCTCCTGTCGCTATGGGGCGGGGTCCACGGAAACGCTCGGAGGGAAGGTCCGAGCGCAGCCGAAGTCCCTGTCACGGACTTACTTTGGGGGCGTGAGTGGCCCGGGACAGACGTCTCACGACGGCTCCGTATTCCCACTTCTCCCCCGCGCTATGGTTCCTGCCCTGTTCACCCCCGTTCGGGGCGTCTACCGGCAGACCTCGGCCAATGAGGTCTCCGTTCTCCAGAGCGTGTCGTGCCACAGGCCATAGGCCTCTCTGTGCTCCGCTCCCCGCATCTCGGGTCCGGGCAGAGCAATCCTGTGGCGACATATCGTTCGCGCTTCACTATTGAGTTCTCAAAGTTCTGGCAGGTACGAGGTGGCCCCGTTAGGGGCAACCGAGTCTGCGATCTTGCCGTTCTGGGCGAGACAGGGTAGCCACGCGGCCCGTGGACTCCCCTCGGAATACCTGACCGAGTTCGCTTGCCCGACGCCGTGATTCGCGCTTGCCCTGCCTTGCTGAGTACTACTCTAGGCCATCCGAGCCAGCCTGTCAAGCGGGGTGATCTAGGCATACCGCTCCCCTAGGGAGACTTACCGGCCCCGTGTCCCCGAAGGGGGAGCCGTGCGTTCGATCTGTGCTTAACTCTAGGCCATGCGGCCCGGTGCTGTCAAGTCCTGCCCTGGTGGCCGGTCCTGCTGGCCGCCTCCCCGGTGCTGCTGAGGTGATGGGTAGAACATTACTCTAGGCCGCCCGGGCTGTCTAGCGGGGATTCGGGATTGAGGGCCGGAAAACCAGCTCCTGCCCTAGTCAGAGCCACAAAAAATTCTTTTGGCCTCGCGTGCGCGTCCAGGATTGAACGCGCCCGCGTCGTCGCGCCCGCGTGTCCCGCGGTTTGAGCAGAGCGGCGCGGCGTGCGAGGCGCCCGCGTTCCTTGTGCAGCGCGTGCCGTGCGCGACGTCGTGCGCCTGGGCGCGTTGCGCGCTTCCGATCCGCGGGCGGGCGTGACGTCCCGGGCGGGCGAGCGCGAATCGCGGGCGCGATCGCGGTAATCGCGCCGCGGCGGGCGGGCCTAATCAGCTCCGCTGATCGCCGCCGTACGCGCCCGGGGGAGCATTGCGGGCGTCCTTGGACTCCTCGGTCTCCTCGGGTGCCTCGAGGTCGGGGTCTTCCTTCTGCACACCCCGTCGGTCCTCGGGCGGCCGGGCCGGCGCTATCGGTGGCAGGCCCTGGACCTTGACCACGGTGACGGCCAGGCGCCAGAAGGCGACGAACATGGCGAAGTAGATGAACAGCCGGATCCAGTCCCGGGCCGGCCACTCGGTTCCCCAGATGGCTTGGCCGGCGGCGAGGGTCAGGACCAGGAGCTCGGTGGCCGCCAGCTGCATAATCACCCGGCCGCCGAGGTTGGACCGCCAGGGCGAGCGCACGGCGTACAGCACCACGAAGACGAACAGACCGGGCAACCCGGCCAGCAGGAGGATCGAACCGACGGTCTCGGCGTCTCCGTCGAGAAGTACCACCAGGGCGCCAGCCGCAGCCGTGGCCAGCAGCAGCAGGATCCGGGGGTGCTTGATCATCGGTTCTCCTCACGCGCAACTCTGCGCATCGACTCCTCGAACATCTCGCCCAACCCGTTCCGTTCTCGGATCTCGGCCTGACGAGCGACGATTCCGCTCACCACCGGGCCTCGGGCGAGCGTGCGCTGCAGCGCGGTGGCCGAGATCTCCTTGGCCCGGTCTGCCTCGGCCTGCGCCTCGATCTCGGACAGGAGCGGAGCCCGCTCGATCTTCCTCTTCCGGGTGAAGGGCCAGACCATCGGGCTACCTGGATTCTGTAGGGCGTGGGAGTGATTCGAGGATGTGGACAGCGGTCCTGCTGTGCTCGAGAAGCTCCACAACCTGGGCATCCTGAATGAGTCCTCGGGCACGTTCACTCTCCCACGCTTCTTTGTATCCCTCGGCAACCCGCTCTTTGGCGGCGAGGCGTTCCTTGGCGTCGGATCGGATGTCATCGACCACGCTACGCGCCACAATCTTCCCCGTGAAGACGAGGTAGACGAAAAAGGTAACCAGTCCCGCAAAACCGATGTCGCCGCCGTTACCGACAACCCAGTCAACGAACTCCACAATGCGTCCTCACCGGCCTCGCGGGAACAGTCTAGAGGGCGCTGCTCAGCTCAGCCGAATGAAGGACATCCGCTGGGCTGCGTGGTCGGTGAGGTCGTCGGTCCAAGTGTCAACCATCCGCATGTAGTAGGGCAGCAGGTTGTCCCCGGTCAGCAGGTCGTCGATCCACTCCTTCCCGCGCGCCGGCGCGACGTAGCCGGTGTAGGTGTTGAGGTCGCCGTTGGAGCACCGGCCGGGGCCGTACTCACTGACGCAGGCCAGCTTGTTGCGGAGGTCGAACATCCGGCTCGGGTGGTTCCGGGCCTGGACGCGCGGCCCCTCGAGGGTGCGGCTGTCGTTCATGTCCAGGCCGAAGACGGCGTTGGCCGGGTCGCGCGACCCGATCGCGTCGAGGCAGGCCTCCATCTGCTGGGCCTGCCAGCCCCGGTTGAACTCGTCGGTGCCGGGCTGGAAGTGGGTGGCATGGACCCAGAACGTCTGCTGGGCGGCCTTGTTGAGCAGCTGCAGCCCGACGAGACGCCGGGTCGAGTAGCCCGGGCCGACCGGCGTCGGAAGGTCCAGCTGGTAGTAGGTGTTGTCGACCAAGTCGTGCTGGTTGCCGTCGAACATGATGTTGCTGTTGCCGTGGCGCCGGAAGAACCAGTTGGTCCCGAGGCCACTCGCGGAGCAGAACCAGTTGTAGAGGTTGTTCTCCTGGCTGGTGACCACGGAGGCGCCCTGGGCCCGGATCATGTCCCGGATCGCCACCTGTCGGGTGCCGTCGCCCCAGCCGTCCACGGCGGCCATGTTGATGTTGAGGATCGCTACTCGTGCGTTCATCAGTCGCTTAACCTTTGCTTTCGCCATTGGCGTCGTCCTTCTCGGGTGGGGCCGCAGCGGCGGCCTTCTTCTGCTCCAGCTCGGCGGCCTGGTACAGGGTCAGCTGCCACTCGAGGTCGGAGATCCGCTTGCGCTGGAGGTCGATCACGGTCTGGGGGTCTACTTCGTTCACGGCTTGCCCTTCTTGAGTGCCTCGACCTGGCCGGCGAGATCCCCTAGAGCCTCCCACAGAAGGCCAACCAGCGAGCCCTGGTCGTAGCCCTTCTTCTCCCCGACCGGGGCGTGCATGTCCTCGGGCAGGTCTTCCAGCATCGGGCCGTAGTGGAACATGTCGTCGTAGGGGTTTGTCTCGTCGGTGAACTTCCACTTCTGGGCTTTGACCGTCTTGATGAGGGAGAGAGCGTGGCCGTCGGGGATCTTCTGAATCGAGTGCTTGGTAGAGCGCTGAGAGAGCTGGTTGAAGACCGTGCCGCCCATCGATCGGTTTCCGACGATTGCCGAGTCGCGGCTGTTGACCTGGCCGTTGATGAACTGCAGCGCCACGCCAGCGTCCACGCAGAAGACGCCACCTTGCGCAGCTCCGATGCGACGGATCTGGATGGAGTCCGAGCCGAGGTGGACCGGGGTCGTGTGGTGGATCAGAGTCCGGCTCGGGTCCAGGCCGACCGGGGGCAGGACGTGGAGGATGGCCACGCCGCCCGCGCCGTCGGTGGTCCCGATCGATATCTTGTCCATCCACATGTGCGGGTTGCCTCGGGCGCCGACGATGAGCGGGGCCCAGAGGTCGTTGTAGTCGCCGTAGGAGTGGTTCTGGATCTCGACCCCGGCCCGAATCTGCACCATGTGGTCGTCGTCCTCGGGGAAGATGCCGACGTCGCTGGAGGTGAACCCTCCCTTCTTACCGCCCATGGCGATGTTGCCGCCCTCGCGGTTGAGCAGGATGCCGCTGTAGTCGCCGGCGTTCCGGGACATGATCTCGTTCGCATCGAACGCCAGGTTCGGGCCGTCGTCGTCGCCGATCTGGAAGCCGTGGCCGGTCGAGGTGTGGGAAAGGTCGCCGGTCGCGTAGACCCGGAGCTGGCCGGTGGAGCCGGCCGCCCAGACCTTGAGGGTGGTCCCGGAGTAGACCCGGAAGCCGGTCGTGTCCAACTGCACCCTCGAGCCGCTCGGGGCGGTCCGGATGGTCGGGCCGGTGATGACCATGCCGTCGATCGAGCCGGCGCTGACAGCGTTAGCGGTCACGGCGTTCACTGCGATCTTGTCGGCAGTGATCGCGCCGTCCTGGATGATGACCGCCGGGGTCTGCTTGTTGACCACCGGCTGGCTCACCTGGTTGGTCCCGGCGGTGGCGAACACGACGCCGACGTTCATGAAGTACATCCCGGCCGGGATGGTGTAGATCGCGTAGACGGTCTCGGCGACGTTGGGCAGGATCACCTCCGAGGAGCTCAGGGACAGCGAGGCGTTCTGGGCGCCGCCCTGGTCGTAGCCCTGCATCGAGAACGTCACGGTGTTGGTGCTGGTCGACAGGGCGATGACCGACAGGTACCAGCGCTCGCCGGGGACGACCTGGATCAGGTCGGAGTAGGCGTCGGACGGGCCGCCGGCGGCCAGCGAGAACCGGGCGTTGGCCGCCGTGCTCTGGAACGTCCGGTTGGCGGAGTTGTAGGTCCAGCCGTTGGCGGTCCGGTTGGCCCGGATCGTCGGGTCGCCGAACACCGGGTCGGCCACCTGGTTCTGGCCGAGGCCGACGGCCAGGGCTCCGGTCCGGATCGTGCCGGCTTTGATCCGGATGCCGTCCATCTCGCCGAAGCTGATCTTCCCGGCGTCGAGGTTGGCGATGATCGCGGAGTCGACGGTCTTGGGGACCCAGCCGCCGTTGTACTCCCACTGGCCGATGATGAGGTTGCCGGAGCCGCGCTTCCACCAGGTCGAGCCGGTCGGGTAGGTGCCGGACGGGTCGAGCGGAGAGTAGATGATCTTGGCGATCCCGTTGGTCGCCGTGGTGATCTGGGTGCCGACGTCCTGCTCGACCTCGGTCTGCAGGAAGTCCAGCTGCGCCTGGATCCCGGCGTCGGTGGCGGCCGAGACGATGGTGACCGACACCGCGGCGGTCTTGGCGCTCTCGTTGCCGGGGTTGGACTTGTCGATCGCCGACAGCCGGAACTGGTAGGCGGTGCCCGGGGTGAGACCGCCGACCGTGGTGTAGCCCCCGCCGGGCTCGATCCGGTCGATGTAGGCGCTGACGCCCTCCTGCCACACCTTGACGTAGTCCAGGTCGGCGGGCATCGTGGCGCCGCCGGCGGCCTTGCCGTCCCACCTGATCGTCGCGGTGCCGAGCACCGAGGTCACGATGGGCGCCGTCGGCACGCCCGGCGGAGTCGTGTCGGTCTGCATGGTCGCGGTGACCTTGGGGCTGGACCAGGCGCCGCGCACGTTGGTCGCAGAGACGGCGCGGACCTGGACAGACCACTGGGCCCCGGGGTTGAGCCCGGCCCGGGACAGGACGCTCTGTGCGGAGACGCCCCAGGACTCCGGGGTGGTCGAGGAGCCGAGGAACGCCTGGACCTCGTAGAAGTCGATGTCGAGCGCGACCGAGGAGACGTCGGTCGTGACGTCGGCCCAGTCGACCGTGGCCACGGCGCGCGGGAAGCCGGCCTCGTTGATCGCCACGGTGGAGCCCAGGGTGACCCCGACCGGGGTGGCCGGGACCCGCTTGCCGGGCTCTGCGGGTGCCGGGCGGGTGCCGGAGCCGCCGGCCACAGCGCCGCCGGTGATCCCGTTGACCCGCTTGATGCGGCTGATCTCGGCCTCGACGAACCGGTCGTTGGCGATCAGGCTGACCGAGATCTTCCCGGCGGCATTGCGCTCGACGTTGATCTGGGGGATGCGGAACAGCTCGTAGTCCCCGGCCTCGTTGGGCGCGGTGATCCGGTTGCCGGGGACGAAGTCGCGGAACGGCTCGATGGTGGACTTCTTGACGACCATCTCGAGGGTGTACTGCACCTTCTCGGCCGAGCCGTCGTGAAGCAGCTGGTCGGCGAGGATGTTCATCGTCCCGGTGTCGGAGACGCCGCCGTTGCTGATCGAGGTCTGCCACTTCCCCCAGTAGACCGGCGGCGAGTAGGAGGAGTTGATCTCCAGCTTGGCCCCGGCGTCGCCGTAGACGATGGCGTTGTGGACGAGCCCGTCGATCGAGGCCTCGACCGGGATCCCGTTGACGTCGACCCCGGCCGACAGGCTGACCGGACGGGCGACGTCGAGGTAGGAGGTGTTGAAGATCCGCAGCGTCCGGCCCTGGAAGTACCAGTCGCACATCCCCTGGTTGGCCAGGTTGTCGAGGATCGTGTAGAGGTCGAGCCCGGGCTCGTAGGCGATCGTGATGACCTTGTTCCAGGCCGCGCCGGAGGAGTCGGTGGTCGTGGTGAAGTCGATGGTCAGGCCGACGCAGGACCCGCCCCAGGCCTTGTTCTCGTCGAACAGGGTCTTGATGATCGTCCCGGCGTTGGCGCTGTTGAACGGGCGCTTGCCGTCGGCGTTGAGGTTGGCGGTCCCGCGCTGCTCGGCCTTCTTGAGGAGATGGCCCATCCCCGGCATCGTGTAGGAGCGGACCTTGTCCTTGCCCCGGACGACCCGGGCCCGCTGGATCCGCAGGAAGCGTCCGTTGGGCGGCTCGGTCCAGGTCACGCCGTCGGTGCTCCACTGGACGCCGAGCTCGACCATGCCCTGCAGCCGTGAGGCGTTGGGCATGTCGTCGCGGTGGCTGATCTTGCACGAGGAGATCTCGTTGTAGGTCGAGGAGAAGCCCCAAGAGCTCGGGTGGGTGATCTGACCCAGCTCGGCGCCGAAGGGCGAGTAGGCGATGAAGCGGTACTTCTGGATCATGCGAGGTAAGACCTCCGGACTCGGAACCCGACAGCGGTGCTCCCCGAGGTGTAGCCCGAGGAGACACAGGTGACGGTGTAGTTGTAGGGGCCGGCCGGCCAGTTGGCGCCGAGAGCGCCGAGCATGTAGAACGCCCCGTCGCCGGCCGAGGTGGCGCGGCTGCCGACGTCGGTACCGCCGGTCATGGCCCAGGTGTCGGTCGTCTGCAGACGGGCGGCCAGGGTGCCCATGTCGATCACCACGTACTCGCTCGCTCCGAGGGCGGTGACGGCGCTGTAGCGGATCGCCCGGAAGGGGTTGGCCCGGTCCTGAATGATGACGTAGCCGCCGGCGGCGATCGGGCCTTTGATGCGGACCAGGCCGTCGGTGACGGGGGAGCTGCTGTCGGCCATCGTCGAGTCGAGCACGATGGCCTGGCTGGCCGAGGTCAGGGCGGTCATGGCCGAGGTGAAGTAGTCCCGGCTCATCCAGAACGCCCAGAGGTTCTCCATGATCAGTGTGAGCTCCATGGCGTCGGGGCCGATGCGCTTCTTGGCCGGGCTGCCGATCATCCGCATCTTGGCCTGGGTCACCAGGTCGGCGCTGACGTTGAAGGTCTGGCCGACCCGGGCCGACCCGGCGTTGAGCCCGCTGAACTGGGGTGCGCCGAGCACGGTGAGCTCGGGGCGCTGAACCAGGCCGAGGATGCCCCGAAGGTTGACCTCGAAGTCGGCCTTGCTGCTGCCGATGACGTTGAGCACCCAGGTCTCGGTTCCGACACCGAAGTAGGCCTCGTCGACGACGTTCTGGGGGTTGCCGTGGTAGCCGTAGGGCGGGTCGGAGTCGAACTCCCGGGACACGTCCGCGACCAGCTTGCTCTGGGTGTAGTCGATGAACCACTCCCCCAGCGGATCCCGCAGCGGGATCCCGTCGACGATCATCTCGCGCATCTCAGCCTCTCGGAGGGGATTGGGTGGGGGATCGGTAGGTTCCGGGGGTTACCAAAAGCCCTCTCGCAGGCGCGCCCGCGCGCACGCGCGCGCACACGCGCACGTAAGAAGTCACAGTAGAAACCTACACAACCTACGTAACCTACCGTCACGAGAGATTTCACTGTAAAACCGCCGCCAGCTGCAAAGATTTGTCGAGGTCTTTGGAGTCGCGGACCCGCTCGGGGTTGTTGATGGTCACGTACTGGACCACACCCCCGACCCGATCCCCCGAATCGTCGTCGTCGCGGCGTTTCGGAGCCGGTGCAACCATCCCCGCGACCCGAGGTTCGAGCACGACATCGGTCATTCCGGCCATGGTCCGCTTGAGGTTCGTCATCCGGCTGTCGACGCCCTCCATGTAGCCCTCGACGGTCCACGCGCCGTACTCGTCGAAGACCTTGGAGGGTGACCCGATCTTGAGGGCGGTCGCCGCGGCCTTCTTGACGATGGAGGTCAGCTCGTTGACCTTGGCCCGCGCGGCCCCGATCTTGGACGAGATCCCGCCGATCAGACCCTGCACGATCGCAGCACCCGCGGACCGGAGCCAGCCCGCGGCGCCGGCGAAGGCCGAGGTGACGATTCCGCGGATCGACCGCAGCAACGCGCCGACCTGGGAGATCGCCGAGCGGACCGTCGAGACGATGGCGTTGAAGGCCGAGCTGGTCAGCGACTTGGCAGCGTTCCAGGCGCTGGAGATCTGGGACCGGACCGCTGCCGTCACCGAGGACACGATCGACCGGACCCGGTTCATCGCGCTGGAGACCACCGAAGCCACAGCGTTGTAGGCCGAGGAGGTGACCGACCGCACCGCGTTCCATGCCGAGGACACGACCGAGCGCACGCTGTTGGCGACCGAGGTGGCGATCGAGCGGACCCGGTTCATGGCCGAGGACACCACGGAGGCGACCGCGTTGTAGGCGCTGGAGGTCACCGACCGGATCGCAGACCAGGCCGACGACACCACGGACCGCACAGCGTTGACCACGGTCGACGTGATCGACCGCACGGTGTTCCAGGCGGCCGACACGACCGCGGCCACCGCGGCCATCCCGGCCGAGATCACCGAGCGCACCACACCGATCCCGATAATCACCACGGCCCGGATCGCCGCCCAGGCTGCCGACGCGGCGGCCGACAGGCTGCCCCAGACCACGGCCCAGATCACCCGGATGGCGGCGAGCCCGATGTTGATGGCGGCCTGGATCAGGGCCATGGCCAGCTGGATGATGTCGACGATCAGACCGAAGGCGTTCTGCACCAGCAGCCCGAAGCTCGAGGTCCAGAAGGCGGTCCAGATGCCGGAGATGAAGGTGAGCCCGGCCGAGATCGCGGTCTGGATCGCGGTCAGAGCGGTGGTCACGGTCGTCGAGATCGCGGTCCAGATCCCGACCAAGAAGGTCCAGATCGCCGTGAAGACCGTGGTGAAGAAGGTCCCGATCCCGGTCAGAGCGGTCACTATCCCGGTGTAGATGGCCGTCGCCGTGGTCACGATGAAGGTCCAGACCGCGGTGAAGATTCCTACCACGAAGGTCTGGATCGCGGTAAAAACCGACACGAACCAGGCACCGATCGAGGTCAGGGCGGCCCCGATGGATGCCGCCCCGGTGCCGGCTGCCTGGCTGGCCCCGGTGAAGGCCGAGATGATCCCGGCCGCGAAGGTGATGAAGGCGGCGACCACCGAGATCAGTCGGGTCGCCACCGCAGTCACCGCCGGGATGATGGCCGACAGCAGGAAGGCGCCGAACCGGATCACGGCCGGGAGCACGGTGCCGACGATCAGGGTGGCCAGTTTGATGAGCCCGAACAGCAGGGCGCCGACCACGGCTGCCGCGGCCAGCAGGATCGCCCCGACGATCTTGAGCAGCATTGCCCCGAACTGCTGCAGGTAGGGCACCAGGGGAGCAAGGGCCACGCCGAGCTGCTGGAAGGCCGGGGCCAGCCCGGCCATGGCGGCCTTGATCTGGCCCCAGGCGGTCAGCAGGGAGCCCTTGAGCACGGCGCCGGCCGCCCGTAGGGCAGGGAGCAGCTGGCCCGTCACGGCCTGCCCGAGCTGGACCAGAGCGTTCCAGACGATCCGCGCGCCGGCGCCGACGGTCTGCATCAGGGTGGCGAACCCGTTGCCCCCGGTGACCCCGCTCCGGAAGCCCGAGACCACCTGGGCGATGGCCACCTTGGCCGCGTTCAGCCCGGCGACCAGACCGGACTTGATCGCCGACCCGACCTGGTTGACCAGGGCCCGGAACGGAGCGAAGTGCTGGTAGAGCAGCTGGAGCGCGGTCACGACCAGCGCGATCGCCACGCCCCAGGGCCCGAAGACTAGACCGGCCAGTCCTCGTAGCAGCAGGAACGACGCAGGGATCCGGGTGATGATCCCGACCAGGATTTTGCCGATCGCCCCGAAGCGCGACAGCACGACCCCGGCCCGGGCTACTGCCGCCCCGACCGCGGCCATGATCCCGGCCCCGGACCGGAAGACGGCGAAGCCCCGGGTGAAGATCGAGAAGACGCTCCTCAGGGCCGCCAGCCCGGCGAACTTGGCGATCAGCAGGGTCAGCGGGACGATCAAGGTCAGCAGGGTCCCGACCAGGGCCGCAGCTGCCGAGGCGACAGCGACCACGATGGCGATGAACCGCTGCACCGACGGGGGAGCGTTGTTGAAGGCGTTGACCACCCGGGCGAGGAAGTCGACGATCTTGGTCAGGATCGGCAGGAAGATCGAGCCGATGGTGATGCCCGCGGTCTCCAGGGCGCCCTTGAGCTGCTCGAGCGATCCCCGGAAGTTGGACAGCCGCTGGGCGGCCACCTGGGCGGCCGTCACCTTGGACATGCTCGCGGCCATCTTGTCGAAGCCGGCCGCCCCCTGGTCGGCAAAGACCGCCGCGGCCCGGATGGCGTCGGACCCGAAGAGGAGCTCCAGAGAGGCGAGCTTCTGCTCGCGGGTCATGTCCTTGGTCGCGTCGGCCAGCTCGCCCTGGATCTCGCCGAAGGACTTCGCGTTTCCCTGGGCGTCGAAGAACTCGTTGCTCAGCACGCCCAGCTCGAGGCCGAGCTTCTGGGCCGCCTTGTTGTTCTTGGCCGTCCCGACCTCGGCGCCGCCCGAGTCCTCGACGTACTTGCCGAGGGCCTTGGTGACGTCGTCCCAGGCCAGGCTGGCTGGCTTGATGCCCAGCTTGGCCAGTTTCTGCATGGCCCCGGTCGAGCGGACCGACATCAGCCCGAGCTTGCGGAACTCGGTGGTCTGGGCCTCGGTGGTCGGGATCAGGTTGGTCAGGAAGGTCTTGATCGAGGTACCGGCGTCGGACCCCTTGATGCCCGCCTGGCCCATCTCGGCGATGGCCACGGCCAGGTCGTTGAAGGACAGTCCGGTCAGGGCCGCCACGGCCCCGCTCTGGGACAGCGACATGCCGAACTGGCCGACGTCGATCGCAGAGGCGTTCGCAGCCCCGGCGATGGTGTCGGCCACCGAGGCCATGTCCTTGCCCTTGAGGTTGAACACGTTGAGGGCGTTGGAGGCGATCGAGGCAGCCTCGGGCAGGGACACCCCTCCAGCAGCCGCCAGGAGCACCGTGGCGTCCGCAGCGCCGTTCAGGGCGTCCTCGACCGAGACGCCGGCCTTGACGATCTCCTCGATGGCTCCAGCGGCCTCTGTGGCGCTGTAGACGCTCTCAGCACCGATCCGCAGGGCAGCAGCCGACACGGCGTCCATCTGCTGCTCTGTGGCCCCGGAGACGGCCTGGATGCCGTCCAGGGCCTGCTCGAAGGAGGCAGCGCTGTTGACGGCCAGACCGAAGCCGGTGGCCGACACGGCCCCGAGGGCCTGGAGCTTGCGCCCGACGTTCTCGACGTCGGAGACCTTGTTGCTGACCGCCGAGAAGAACGAGTCGGCCGCCGCCTGGGCGACCGAGAATCCCCGCTCCGCCCCGGAGCCGTCGACTTCGATGCGGCCCGAGGCGGTGCCGAGGTTTGTTGCCATCCCTGTGCCTATCTGCTAGCCGGGTCCTTGAACTTGCCCTTGCGGCTGGCCTTGGCTTCTGGGATCCACTTAGAGAGTATTCGTTGTTGAGCTGCTGCGATTGCCTTGTCGGTCTTGCCCTTCGCCTTCTCCAGCTCGGCCTGCAGCGCGGAGCCGAACCGGGAGACCGCGGCGTCGAGCTTGAACGCTGCTACCGGGTCGGAAACGTCGAGCAGGTCACTGGGCCGGCAGTGCCACTCCTTCGCCAGCTGATAGATCCTCCAGAGCTGCGCCGAACTGCTGACGAAACGAAGCCAGGTCCGGGTCACCTCCGGACAGGTAGTTGAAGGTGAAGATCTTGTCGGCCAGGTCGATCTCGTCGACGTAGAGTTGGTCCTCGTCGCGGTCGGCCTCGTCTTCGGGCACCGGGAGAACCTTGGGCTCCATCCACACCCGGATGGTCACCCGGTCGAAGATCAGGAGCATCTCGCGGACCTTCTCCGGGTCCTCGGCGAACGCTTCCTTGTCGGCCTCGGTGATGCCCTTGCCGGAGTTGATCCGGTCCTGGGCGATCGCGCCGAGGTCGTCTCCGAGCAGGTTCTCCGAGATCAGGGTGGTCAGCTCGAGCCGCTGGATCCGGACGGTCTCGCCCGAGGGAAGCTCGACCGGCGCCGCCTGGCGCTTCTTCTTGAACGAGCCGGCCGACGAGATCGGCGCGGCCTCCGCGCGCTTGGCCGGGTTGCCGCTGCGAGCGGCGGTCTTGCGAGGTGCAGATGTTGGCATCCGTGTGCTCCTATCTGTGGGCGGGCGAGACTCAGGTGATGTTGACCGAGGTCTCGTTGTGGACGAACCGGTACAGCTCGCCAACGGTGGCCGTGGTCTTGGACGGCAGGGCCGACCCGGACGCAGCGGTCAGGAAGAAGCCGCCGTCGCTGAACTCGCCCGAGACTTCCTCGGTCGACTTGCAGCGGTGGAGGATCGTGTGGAAGTCTCCACCCGACTCCGACATGGCCTGGCCCTCGATCTTGAACTCGGGTCGAGCGTCCGTCGCCAGCTTCTTGTAGGTCTTGACCTGGGACGGCGCCACACCCGAGAGAAGGCACGTACCGCCGTTCAGGACGACCAGGGCTTCCAGCGAGATGCCGCCGGACTCCAGCTCCCAGGACACGGCTGGGCCCGATCCGCGCGTGGCGACCACCTGGTCGTCACCACGGAGCTCCTCGAACTCCTCGCCCTCTTCAAAGCTGAGGGTTCGGGCGTTCGGGAGGTCTACGGCGGTTCCGAGGACACCAGCAGCCGTCACCGGCGTGATCTTGATGTCACGGATTCCGTAGGGAAGGCTCTCGGAGAGAGGCACTTCCATCACCTACCTTTCTTCGTAGCGGGATCCTTGTATTTCAGGGTCTCCAGGAGGTTCCCGCTGTGGATGTCGAAGCGGTGAATGACTACCGCTCCTTTCACCCGATCGGCGCAACGGTCAGACTTGCACTTGACCTCGAGAACGCTGTCCTCGAGGATCCCGAACAGGATCTGGCTGTCGCACCGAAGCTGTGTGGACACGATCAGGTCGTGGCCGTGGTGGTCGAGGTCGTGGTCCGGCCGCGACCGGTCGTGGCGCTCGAGCCAGAGCCCGCTGCGCCGCCCTCGGACGACTTCTGCACCTCCAGGTCAGCCGCGGCCTTCCCGGTCGCTGTGGGCGCATCCTCGTCGTCGGAGACCTCCTTGACTCGGAACTCGTCCGACTCGTTGAAGAACTCGACCGCGGTCTCGTCGAGGTCGTCGAGGATGAGGGTGTGGCGGGAGGCCAGGGTCCACTGCAGGTCGCTGGCCAGGATGAAGCCGGCGTTCTTGGCCTGGGCCTTGGTGATCTCCCGGGTGTGCTCGGTCGGCCCGAGGTACTTGACTTGATGACTCACGATGATCTCCCTACGAGGTTGAACGCGCTCATGCGCGTGATTCCATGGAACTCCTCCGCGGGAAGGTCCGCGGAGTCGTTGGTCCAGTCCACTACGGCGATGTGCTCCCGGCCGTTCAGCGAGGTGAACGGGTAGGCCAACAGGGTCGTCTTGACCTGGTCGAGGATCCGGTCGATCCGGAGGTAAGAGCCGGACTGGTCGTAGCACCAGACCTCCAGCCCGGGTTTGACCAGCCCGGACGGGGTCGGGGCGCCGATCGAGAACTTGTGGATGATGAAGGGGAACTCGGGCTGCGCCTCGTCGATGGCCGAACCCTGCAGCACGGTGATCCCCGGCTCCACGCTCTCCAGGAGCGTCTGCACCAGGCCTCTCACAGTCGCGCCAGCAGGTTGTTGTACTGCGACATGACCCGCGGACCCATGACGTCGATGGTCGGGTTGATGATGGCGTACCGGCCGCCCCAGCGGACCTCGAGCCAGATCCCGTAGGACACCTGGTGGTAGAGCACGATCCCGACCGCGTTGCCCTCGTCGTACGGCTGAGCAGCCAGCCCGTTGCGGGCGTTGCCGGTCCGATCGGTCCAGGGCGCGTTGCTCTTCATGTAGTTGGCCACCTGGGGCGCCATCCGGTGAGCGATCGCCACCGAGGCGTCGTGGACCAGTTTGGGCCCGTTGGCCAGCTTGCGGCCCATGTTGCGCGAGTCGCTGTTCCAGACCAGTTTGCAGAACTGGCCGCCGACGTCGAGCGCGAAGTCGCCCCTAGCCATCGAGGCGCTCCTTCCGGATGACGTCGGCCTTGCTCTCGTAGCGAGGCATGTCGTGGACCGACGACACCTCCCACCGGTAGCCGTTCCAGATGAAGTGGTCACCCAGCACGAACCGGAAGTCGGACAGGGTCAGGATCACGTAGCGGGGGTTGTCCATCGTCCCGGCCGCGGTCTGGGTTGTGACCTCGGAGGAGTTGCGGGACTGGGGCAGCATCCGGCAGGGGCGCTCGGAGGCGACCAGCATGTCGGGCCCGTTGAGCTTCCCGCCGGCGCCGTCAGAGATTTTGGGGGTGACGCGCCAGATGTCGAGGAGCACGACGTCGGCGGCCACGAACTCGTCGGTAATCGCTTCGTGGATCGCCAGCTCGACGGTGTTCATCGGGTGATCGTCCCCAGCGTCACGGTGCCGCTGACGGGCACGACAGCGTTCTCGGCGTCGGCCAGCCCGCGGTAGCGGTCGGCGAGGCTCTTGGCCTGGTTGTGGATCCCGGACATCTTGCGGCTGGACCCGGACTCGGTCACGTCGACCAGCGTCGCGGTCGCTGCGGCCCGGGCGGCCCAGAGGTGGGCCAGCGCGCCGTTGACGCCCAGCTGGTCGATGAGGGCCCCAAGAACTGAGTCGTCGGCGTCCAGTGACGGACCCAGATCCCTCAGCTCTTGGAGCTCGCTCACCTTGGCCATCTGCTACTCGCCGGCCTCGTCGTCGGAGCCGCCGTCGGCCGCCTCGACGGCGCCCTCGGCTTCCCGGGAGACGGTCGCGGTGACGCCGGTAGCGACGTCGGCGGCCTGCAGGCGGGCGAGGATGGCCTTCTTAGAGCCGTCAGCGGAGAGACCCCGGCTGACAGCGAGCCGACGTGCGTCACCGAGGTTCAGCGCGTCGTAGTTGACCGAGGTGGAGACGTCCTCGTCGGACGTCACAACCTCGGGGGTCGGATCGGGGTCGAGCGCCTCGGCGACTCGATCCTCGATGTCGGACACGCCCTGCAGCTTGGCCTCGGCGATCAGGTAAGGCCGGTCGGTCAGGTACTGGGCGTCGTCGGGGGACAGGTTGTCCAGGTCGACGTTACGAGACATGCGTTCCTTCTTTCAGCAGGTTTGAGCCGGAGCGGGAGCCGTTCCCAGGTCGAGGCCAGTCGACAGATATTCGACCCCCGCCCCGGCGATCAATGGGGTCAGATGACCGGGATGTCGTACGTCCCGGACGCCTTGACCTGGGTGACCACGGCGCCGCCACGCTGGCGGATGCCGGTGCCGAAAGCCCGCTGGTAGAACGAGTCGATCAGCGGGTAGTCGGGCGTGGCGCCCTTGACCAGCCGAAGGCCTCGCAGCTGCGGGTTGCTGTGCTCGCGGATGCCGACCGGGTTGTTGAGGTTCGCCCGGCCGCCCGTCCCGATGGCGACCATGTAGGTCGGCGGGAACAGGTCGTCCTCGACCACCAGGAACGGCCCGTAGGAGCCGATGGCGGTGAGGCCGGCGTAGTTGCCCGGAGGCTGGGAGCCACCGAACAGGGTGACGTCGATCGGCATGTACTGGGCCGGGGTGCCGACGCTGGGGATGAAGTCGTAGGTCGACCCCGTCGCCACGCGGAAGCCGCGGATCGTCATGCCCTCGCGGTGGTTGACCAGCAGGATGTGCCGGACACCGTTCTCCATCGAGTAGCCCTTGGAGCGCATCTTCTCGTACATCGTGTCCAGGTCGCCGGAGTCCACCACAGCAGCGCCTGAGACCAGGTAGTGCGTCTCGGAGCCGGTGAAGGTGTTGCTCTTGTACTTCGGCGGCACGGTGCCGTCGCCGTTGTAGAGCGGGTAGACCGGGACGATCTGGTCGTTGATGTTGGCTTCACGGTTGCGGTTGTCGAAGATCGCGTTCATCACCTTCGAGAACACCAGCATGTTGTCGGCCTCGAGGGCCATCTGGTTGATCGCCTCGACCTGGGTCCGCGGCGCGTCGGCCAGGAACTTCCAGGTGAAGCGAGCCGCCAGGTCGTACCACTTGAAGTCGTAGCCCAGGTTGAAGTACGAACCGGTCGGGCGCAGACCGCGGGGCTCGCCGTACTCGCTCGCCTCCTCGAATGCACCGGACGAGATCTGAGCAACGCGCTCGATCAGGTCGGTGACCGGGAAGGTCAGCAGGTCGACGATCGCCTGGCGCTGTGCGTTCTGCAGGGCGACCGTGGCCGAGAACTCGTTCCAGATGGAGTTGAGGTCGAAGCCGTCGATCGTCTGCGTGATGAGGTCCGCAGCCGCGTTGTAGCCCGAGGGCACAGCGCCGCCGATGCGAAAGTTGGGCTGGATGAACGCCGAGGCGGTCACAGGGTCACCACCAGTCGGTCGGCCTCGATCGTGTAACCGAGGCGGGTTCCAGTGTTGGTCGTCGAGATCACTCCGTCGGCCACAGCCGCGTAGTAGACGGTCCCGGGGACGCCCGGGAACTCGACGAGCTCGGAGCCGTTGCCGATGATGTCGCACCGGGTGCCGGCCTTGTAGTTGGTCTTGTCGGCGATGATGATGCCGACGATGCCGCTCTGTCCTGCGCCGCGCACGGTCAGGCCCGCTGCATTCACGCCGACACCCAGGGCAACGCCCCAGAGTGCCTGCGGGATGTCAGCGAGCAGCGTGCCACGAGTGACGCCGACAGCGGATTCTGTCTTGTCCACACGAGCCATGGATGCTCGATCTCCTCAGTTTTGGTGCGGCCCCACGACTAGCGGTGGGCGCGCAGTGCCGGATACTTCGACTGCAGGGAGTCGGCGTCCAGCCCGTCGGTCCTCGGCGGCTGCCCACCTGGGGCAGACCCGCTGGAGGGCGGGGGCTTGCGCTTGCCCTGCTCGTCATCGGCTGGCGCTTTCACCAGATATGGCTGTTCTTTGGCCAACTTGGCGATCGCGGCCTTGAGGACGTCGGGGTTTTTGATGGTCCCGTCGTCACTCGTCTCGACTTCGGAGAGATCGACCAGCTTGAGAGCGGCTGCTGGGTTGTGCCACGAGACGTCGTTCTGGAGCAGGAAGTTGTTCTCGATCGAGAGCCTACGGTTGGTGTCGACGAGCTGGGTGGAGGTCTTCTTCGCGGTTTCGAGATCCCTTGCGGTCTTCTCGGCATCGCTCAAAGTGGCTCGTTCCCGCTCGTCTTTCTCCTTGCGTAGTTCATTCAGCTCTGTTTCGGCCTGCTGCCTTGCGGCGAAGTGGCGATCTTTCTCTTCTTGAAGAGACCGGATCTTTGCCTTGGGATCCTTGATGTCCTCGTCGTCGCCGGCGCTACCGGTTCCGCTTCCTGCTGCGGCACTACCGCTTCCTGCTGGTTGACCTTCCGGGGGAGCCTCGCCATCCGGGCTCGCGCCGCAGATCGTGAAGTTCCTCCAGGTGATCGAATCGAGGCGCAACCTCGGGATGCTCTGCACAAAAACCTCCTGGCGGGATGGATATTACCCGCAAGATTAGCGGAGCAACAACTGACCCACCCGTCCCACGACGTCGGCGAGGATGTTCACGAGTGCAAGATTGGCGCCAGAACGCGCAACATCTTGCACCCGGGTCGGGGTGTAACGGTCCTCCGGGAACACCCCGGCGCCCTGGATCTGGTCCAGGTAGGAGGAGTAGGCGCCCGACCGGTAGCGCTTGTAGAAGGTCGCGTTGTCGACGCTCTCGGTGGTGATGTAGCAGAGGCAGTGGGGGTGCGGCTTGCCCGGTGCGCCGGCCTTCCCGTAGACCCCGCGGCCCAGCCCCTCGGAGTGCTCGGCCATGTCGTTGCAGACGTCCGGACGGCCATGGCTGCCCGAGAGGTTCCACCGGTAGCCCTCGACCCAGGGCATCTCCCGGGTGTAGCGGATCGCGGTCTGGTGGAAGGCGTTGTTGATCTCGGTCCGGGCCAGCCGCATCGCCGCATAGGACGCCCCGCCCGGTGTGCCCGGATGGATGAAGCGCTGGACGACTCCGGCCAGCTCCCGGGCGTTCAGTCCCCGGATCAGGCCCTTGGAGATCTCGCGGTCGACCTGGCCGTTGAGCAGCGAGATGTTCCGGTAGACCCGGCGCGACAGCGGGAGGATGTTCTCCTCCCGACTGATGTAGGAGTCGACCCCGGACTGGGCGGTGTAGCGCAGCATCCGCTGCAACGCCTTGCCCTCGGCCGAGGCTCCGTACGGCTTGGCCATGAAGGTGTAGGCCTCGAGCGCGGCCTGGGCGGCCTCCTTCTCCCCGAAGATCACCAGGCTCCCCACGTTCTCCATGACGTCGCGCATCGACCGATGCACAGCGCCGGCCACCGCGGCCTGCTGGCGGCCCCGGGTGAGGTTTCCGAACGCCTTGGTGGCGGCCAGCCTCTCGGCCTCCCGACGGGCGTCGTCGGCCGCCTGCGACAGCAGCGACAGCAGCGCGCGGTCGGTCTGCTGGCTCATCCGGGCGAAGGTCTTGATCGGCTTCTCGCCGGGGACGATCCGGTATCGCTGACCGGTCCGCCACTTGCTGGCGGCCTGGCGGGTGATCCCGCGGATGACCGACATCACCGGGTAGAGCAGCTCGGCCTGCGCTGGCGTGATCCGGCCCAGCGCCAGGAGCACCTTGACGGTCTCGTGGGACAGCACGCCCTCGCTCATCAGCAGCGTCCGGGCGGCCCAGCCCTCGTAGGTGTGGGCGAGAACGGCCTTGCGCCAGACGCCGGCGCCCAGGGCGCGCAGCGAGTCGAACATGGCGAAGCGCTCCGGCGAGATCACCCCGGCCCGGACCAGGTTACGCAGCGTGCCCTCGTCGAGGATGTTGTCGAACGCCAGCCCGAGCACGTCCCAGACCGTGTCCAGGTCGCGGGTCTTGAGGTCGGCGCGGATCCGGCGGGTGCCCGAGATCACCGCGCGCAGCACCTGGGCCCGCGCGACTGACTTGGCCAGGAGGTTCCGGATGATCTCGGCGTCACCCGAGGTGAGCGTTCCGTACCGGTACCCGAAGATCCCCTCGCGCGGGCCGAAGTTCTCCGGGACCGCCCGCAGGATCTGCCGCAGCGCGGCAATCTGCTCGTTGTTCAGGGCCCGGATGTAGTTGACCGTGGCCGGGGAGAAGATGTCGTCGAACACCGCACCCATCCGGGTCCACATTGTCGCCTCGGACACCCCGCCGGGGAGCAGCCGGGAGCCCGCCTTGAGCAGCACAGACAGCGCGTTGGCGTCCTTGGCCGAGATCAGGCGCATCGACTTGAGCACCTGCATCAGCCGGACGCTCATCAGTTCCGGGGCGATCATCATCAGCCGCTGGAGCAGCGGCTGACCCTTGGGGGCCTTGAGCCCGGGGAAGCCCTTGCGGACCTCCTTGTAGATGGCGATGACCTCGGACGGGATGACGCCCTTGGCGATCAGCTGGGCCAGGAACCGGTCGTCAGTGCCCAGCTCGGGGAGCGCGATGAACAGCCGGGACAGGATCCACTCGTCCACTACTCCTCCGGATCAGCGGGAGCCTCGGCCTCAGACGCCAGTCGCTCCCCGTCCGGGTCGAGCCCGCCGCTGGCCGCCATCTGCTCGGCCGCGGCTGCCGCGCGCTCCGCGGCCTCCTCCATCTGGGCTTTCATCACATCCTCGGGCTTGCCCAGCTCCATCCCCAGCTCGTTCAGCTTGGTGATGTAGAGGATCGTCCCGATCACCCCGTTGACGTAGAGATCCTGGAGCCGGGTGATCTGCTTGTCGGTGTCGACGGGCAGCTTGGGCTCGACCGTCGGAATGATGTCGACCAGCTCGTCGAACGTCTGGCCCTCGTAGACGTCGAACCACACCTTGAGGTCGTGGAACATCTGGGTGAGCTTGGACAGGATCCGCTCGTCCTTACGGGTCGACTCGTCCAGGATCGGACCCATCCGCAGCGCCAGCGCGATCCCGGACTCCGCGGTCTGGGTGTCGACCTGGCCCAGCGCGACGTCGGAGATCCCGACCGTTGACTCGGCCATGTCCTGGAGGTACTTGATGTGGTCCTGGCTGGCCACCACCGAGGAGACCCCCGAGACCCGCTCGAACGACCCGTCGGTGCCGGACAGCTGGACCACCCGGCGCGGCCCCAGGACCCAGTCGGTGGGCTCGCCGTCGTTGTTCACCGGCCGCTGGTTGGAGACGTAGATCCCCAGCCCCTGCATGGCCAGGGCGACGTCCTCGTCGGTGGCGGCCTGGTTGATGCCCATGAACAGCCGCTCGATGCCCTCGAGCTCGGAGATCCCCATCAGCTCCCCGACCTCGCCCCGGTTGCGGAAGTGGTAGATCGGCAGGGTGAGGATGCCGGGGATCTCGACCAGCGGCTGCTCGGTCTTGACGATGACCCGCTTGGTCAGGTCTTCCCAGTCGCGGGTCTCCATGACCAGGCGCTCGTACTGGATCGGGACCTCGTAGTTGACCGCGACGCCCGGCGCCGGCTCGACGTAGAGCGGGTGGTCGGGGTGGGTCACCTTGAGCCAGCGCTGGACCCGGAGGTACTCCTTGAGGGTGCCGGGCCCGTTCTCGACGTAGGCCTCGTTCATCGTGATCGTCTCGACCAACATCTGCCCGTTGACCCGGGTGCGGTCTCCGACCACGGTCAGGGGGAAGTACGTGCCCGGGTCGATGAAGCGGAGCGACAGCCGGGACAGCTCGGGCTTGTCGATGTCGCCCGAGACCATGCAGCAGAAGTCACCCTGGGCCACACCCATCTCGAGCGCGTCGCGGAAGTTGGGGAAGAACTCCTCCCGCTTGAACAGGTCGCCGAACGCGATGACCATCTCGGCCGCGGCCTCTGGCGTGGCGCCCTCGGTGGTGAAGCCGAGCCCCTTGCAGGTGTAGCGGGCCATCGTCCGGACGATGCGCTTGGCCGAGGGGACGTAGACCGGGTTCTCCTCGTCCTCCCGGAGCGTGATCTTGAAGGACGTGTTGTCGTTCTTGAACAGCGCCTTGTAGAACGAGTAGGTCGCCAGCCGGGCGCCGTCGGTCGCGTTGATCCAGTCAGGAAGTGGTCCGATGAACGCTGCTGCTGTGCCGTAGAGGGCCACGGTCTGCTCCTATGCCGATCTTGCTTTGCGGACGGTGGCCGTCCCTGGCTTCTGCACTTCGGCGGCGTAGTGGCCGGCGAAGAACCGGCCCAGCGCCTCCGGGACGTGGTCGTCCTTCTTGAGTGGGTTCTCGTTGTCGTTCTGCTCGGACTTGGTCTCAGGGTAGCGATAGTCCTGCATCTCCCTGATGGCGTTCACGCAGCTGTGGTCGAAGAACAGCCGCGGCTGGCGGTCCGGGTGACCCTCGGCCAGGTACTCCGGCCCGACCTTGAGCCAGCGCCGGATCAGGTCGACCCGGTTGAGGATCAGCCCGCCGGTCGAGCCCTTGAGGGTGACGCCCCACGCGGCGGCCTGCTGGCTCGCGTCCCCGGGTGCCTCGGGGTCTGGGTAGAGCGCCAGGGCGACCCGGGCGAGCGGGCCGAGCACCGGGTCGGCGTTGATCTCGGAGATCATCTCCGGGGTGGTCACCCGACGCTTGTAGTACTCGCGGATGACGTAGACGTTGTCCCACATGTCCGTCTGGATGAACAGCACGACGTTGGGGTTGGTGAAGCCGTAGTCGGTGGCCAGCCACAGCGGTCGCTTGGGGTCGTAGGCCAGGTGGTCGACGTGGATCTCCTCGTCGAAGTCCTTGAACACCGCGCCGACGTTCTCGGTGAAGTCTGCGCCGATCTCCTGCAGGAACTTCTCCCGGGTCATCTCCGACTCCATGGCCCGGATCTCCGGGTCGATCCGACCGAGCGGGAACAGGATGTCGTTGGTCCAGCTGGGCATCCGGATCGACCACCAGTTCTCCTCGCCCCGCTGGCCGCGCTGCCAGAGCTCGTAGAACCAGTTCTTGCCCTCGGGCGTGCTCGAGAACAGCGCGTCGCCGTGGTAGTCGGCCAGGGTGGGCCGGATGTACTTGGTCCAGACGCTCGGCTTGAGCTTGGCGGCCTCGGCCAGGATGACGCCCATCAGCGCCTCTCCGACC